CGAACGCACCGGGGTCGATCCGCTCCACGAAGTCGCCCAGGTCGAGGGAGAGCACGCCGAACTTCGCTGCGTAGCCAACGACGTACTCCCGCTCGCTGCCGTCATCCTCGCTGCGGCTCTCGACCGCAAGCAGCGGCACCGCCGACTCGATCTCGTCAATCGCCAAGGAACGCCGTTCGATGTTGCCCATGATGCTCCTGCCTTCCTCGTCTGCCGCTTCGATCTGCTTGGTCAGTTTGCTCGCCCACGCTTGCCCCGGATCGCCGCCCCACAGAGCCCACGCGATCCGGCCCGCACTTGGGAACCCGTCTTGTCCGGGGCTCCAGCCCTCGCCCTGCTTGTCCACTTCGTGCCGGGCGAAGTAGCTCGCCATCCGCTTCGCCGTGTCGGGCGAGATATTCGTTCCGTTCGACAGGTCTCTCGCTCGGGCAACGCCGACTGCCGTGCCGCCTCGGCCGTACTCGTCTCGCCACGCGAGCCCTTTCGCTGCTTCCTCCTGCACGCCAGCCGGCGGGCTGAAGTCGATGTGGTCATACTTAGCCACCCTTCCGCCTCCGAGGCTTCCGCTTCGGCTTGCCGTAGGCGTTCTCCTCAACCGGCGGCGGCTCGGGCAGCGGGTCGATCTTCGTGAGCGTCGAGACCTTGTGACCGACTTGCGTCTCGGTCGGTCGCCATCCGCCGCTCACTTCTTCGTAGACCGTGATGAGGGCGGCCGGGTCTTCCTCGGTCGCGTCGATCTTGAAGTCGGTGCCGGGGATGTCCAGTGTGCCGTAGTCCATCACATGGTCGATCCGCCCGCGAGCACGACCGCCTGGCGAATCCCACGACACGAAGTCGCCCTCCGCGACGCTGCCGGGGGCGGCACGCGACTCAGCGGTTTCCTCGGCGGCAGGAGCCTCGGGCTCGGGGGCAGGCGGCTCCGCAACCGGCTCGGGAGCGAGGGGCTGCGTGCTCGTGCCCGCGAGGATGCGATCAACCGCAGCCGGTGGGATGCTCGGGAACGATGCGAGGATCAACGCCCCAGCCGCGTCAGTGGTCAGGAGCCCGGCACTGACTTGCGTCAGGATCTCTAGGATGCCGGTGATCTGGGCACCGTTGAGCGAAACGTCGGCGAGTTGCGGTTCATCAGCCTGGGCCGGGGCGGCATCCGCGACCGGCTCGGGAGCCGGGGCGGTCTCGTCCACCACGATCTCTTCGACCACGGTCGCGGGCATCGGCTCGGGAGCAGCCGCCGCCTTATCGAGCGTGGTCATGTTCAACTGCACGAACCTCACATCGCCGCTTTCGACCGGGTTGAGATTCTCCAGCGAGCGGATCTCATTCACGCTCAACACGCCAAGGTTCCACATCGTGTTGTAGTAGCTGGCTCGCCCGGCAGCGTCGGCCCGCAGCACGCCGCGAGTGTCGAACTCCGCGAAGTATTCATCGTCGCCTTCAAGCAAGTCGCGAGCGATCGAAGACTCGATGCGACGCAGATACGGCATCAGCCCGTTCGTCAGGAAGTCGAGCGATTGCTGTTCGATATTCGAGAACGACGAACGCGTGAGGTCGCCCACCAGATGCGGCGGCACGCCGAAGAGCCGACACACTTCCTCGACTTGAAACCGGCGAGCCTCAAGGAACTGGCTCTCTTGGTTGTTCCCGCCGAGCTCCGAAACTTTGAGCCCGCCCTGCAATACTGCCGTTCGGTTGCTTCGGTCTGGGCCGCGATGAGCCCTCTCCCACTGATTCCGCGTGTTCTCAGCCGCCTCGGGCGAGAGCATCTGATCGGTGGAAAGGATCACGCCCGGCCGGGCACCATTCCCGAAGAACGTCGCCCCGTGGATCTCGCACGCCCGAGCCAGCCCAATCGCATCGCGGGCGAGCTCAATCGTGCTCATCCCGTTCACGCCGTCATCCGACATCCCCCGCACCGACATCACCGCGTCTTGCGTGTAGACCGTCGAAGAGCCCGACGCCTCGCGGTACGTGTACCGCAGCCGGTTGTTTTCAAGTTGCTCAGTCTTCACCCGGCTCGGATGCAACGGCACGATCTCGCTGATCGCCCCGCCCGTGTAGACCTTCTCGTCAAGGGCGAACCCGTGCGAGAGCAAGTGCAGCATCATCTGCTCACGCCACTCGAACGAGGTCTGCCACGAGTTCGGCTGCGTGTGCAAGAGCCGATAGAGCGGATGCTCGCGGGCGACCTCTTTGCCACCACCCGGAAGCCGGCGGTAGAGGTGCAGCGGCAGACCGGCGACGCTGGTCGAAAGCACGCGGATGCACGCCAGCACCACGGTCGACCGGAGAGCCGTCTCGGCGTCCACCTTCACGCCGCTCGGATTGCGGTTGCTCGAAGCCCAACTGCCAGACTCGTAATCCCAGTTGCGGGAGTCGTCGCCGGGGAGCCAGAGGATGCGGTGTGCGTTGGCGATCATAGGATCAAGATGGAGGGTTCGGCGGCGGGCTTGTTCGTGATCTGCGAAGACTCCCAGCCACCGAGAGCGAAGATCAGAGCCACGATCCCGTCGATGCGACCCGTGCTCTTCTTCTTCACCGGCCGCACGTCCTCAAACGAGTTCGTCTCCACCGTCACATTCGCCGACATCCACGAGAGCACCGGGTTGCCACCGTGGCGTATCCGGTTCTGAAGCACGAGCGATTCGAGCCGCTTCGTGCCCGAACTCATGCCCCGGAACCCTTGGCTCCATCCTGACACTTTGAGCCCCGCCCCTTGCAGTTCCACGGCAAGCTGCACCGCCCCGGTGAGATCCATGTAGACGTGCTCGATCTGGTGCGTCTTGGCGTACTCCAGCACGAACTCCCGAATCTTCGAGTGGTCGATCACGTTCCCGTCGGTGGCGGTGATGTACCCCGAGTTGACCCAGTGCTGGAACGGCTGGCGGTCGGTTCGCTCTCGCTCCATGATGAGATCGCGGGGAGCCCAGAACATCGCATCGACCTCGAACTCGTCGTTCTCGCACGGGTAGAGAGCGACCATCGCGGAAAGGTCGGTGCTCTTCGAGAGATCCATCCCGAGGATGCACTTCCGCCCGGCGAAGGGCGAGGTCGGGCCACCCGAGCACGCGGCCCACTTCTCGGGATCGAGCCAGCGGTTCGTGCTCTCAGTCCAGACCCCGAGCGAGTAGCGGAGCCACCCGTTCAGCTTGGTCGCTTTGTTCTTCGCTTCGCGGGCATCCGCCGCGAACGATTCCTCGGTCATGGTGACGCCCATGCCGGGATTCACCCGCCGCCACACCGCCGGGTCGAAGTAGTCCTCCGAGCCGTCAGTTCTCGCCCCGAAAATCTTCCCGTAGAAGCGGGGATCGTAGTTCGGGTCGGCGGCGGTCAACTCCGCGTACTCGTGTTGCTCCCAGCAAATCGTGTCGCGGCGGTCGCCGGCCGTGGTGATCGTGCAGAGCAGCGGCTCCCGCCTGGAGCGACCCGAGTACCGCAACGCCTCGAACAGCCGGCGATCGGGCCACGCGTGCAACTCGTCGCAGAAGACGAACGAATAGGACGGGCCTTCCGCCGCCCCGGCATCTCGCGAGATCACCCGCAGGCTCGATCCCGTGCTCATGCACACGATCGTCTTCCGCGAATCGACCACTTCGAGCGACGCCGCCAGTTCCGGCGACCGCTTCACCATCGCGGCGGTTTCGTCAAAGATGATCGCCGCTTGGTTGCGATCCTTCGCCGCGATGCACCCGAGCTCGCCCTCACCCTCCATCAAGAGATGCCAGATCGAGAGGCACGAGAGGAGCGTGCTCTTCGCGTTCTTCTTGGGAACCTCCAGATACGCGAGCCGATACCGCCGCAGCCCGTCCTCGGTTCGCCACCCGTAGAGCGGCTCGATCACGTCCTGCTTGTGCCACTCCAAAAGCCGCATCGGCTCGCCGGCCTTCGCGGTCGGGGAGTCTTTCGTGTGGCAGCACACCGACTCCAAGAATCCGACCACGAGATCGGCGGCGTCTTGATCGTAGGTGTAGCCCGCGACCCGCTCAGGCTCACGCCTTGCGGGCAGCCTTGAGGGCTCGGAACTTGTCGATCGCGCTTTCCGCCTTGGCATCCGGTTCCACCTTCAGCGAGGCACGAGCGGCAGGCGAGAGACCGAAGTCGCTCTCCAGTTGCCGCAGTTGCCCGGCGAGCTTGTGGGCGATCGATACCTCGGGCCGCTGGGCGATGTACTTGATCTCGCCGCCGTCATTGAGGATGGGGTACGTGTCGCCTTCCGCCTTGAGTTTGACCCGCACCGCAAGCCACCACTCCCAGGTATCGCAGTACCGGGCGAGTGCCTCGACATCGGCCCGCGTCATCACCCGCGTCGCCTGGAGCATCGGCAGCAACTCGCCCCACCGGGCGGCGGCGACTTCGCCCAGGTGTGGCGGCATCGCGATGCCATCGGCCGGCGGCTGCGGCTCGGCGTCGTTCAACTTTTGCTTGCCGGGGTTCCCGCGAAGGATCTTTAGTTCGGTCGGGATCGGTTTCGGCCCGCGTCTTCCCATGCTTTACCTCACTGCCGCTTTTTGGGGCAGGAAAAACGGCGGCGGATTGCGGCCCCTACCCGGCTACCGTTACCGTCGCTTACCCTTACCCATA